CAGCGGCCCCCCGCCACCCGGCAGGGGGCCGCGCCCCTGCACCACCCCGCCACCAGAGGAACCAGCCCGTGATCCGCGCCTACATCCACGAGCCCGACAGCCTCATGGCCCGCATCAACATCTCGGTCGTCGACCACCGCGACGACGACGCCATTGCCGAGGAGCACCGCCTGTGAGCTACGACATCAGCCTCTACATCACCGTCGACACCGGCGGCGCCGAGCCTCACAAGTTCTACCCCGCCGACATCGGCAACTACACCGGCAACGTCTCTGGCATGTGGACCGAAGCCCTCGGCTACTGCCTCGCCGACCTCGAAGACAAGACCGCAGGCGACTACATTGACGACCTCAACCGGGCCGTCGCGGACATGGAAGCCAACCCCGCCAAGTACGAGGCCATGAACCCGGCCAACGGCTGGGGCAACTACAACGGCGCCCTCGACTACCTCCGCCGCCTCCGGGACGCGTGCACCGCCCACGCAAAGGCGACCATCTACATCAGCCACTGAGCCGTCATCCCTGCCCCGCCCGCAAGGAGAACCGCCGTGCACGACTACGCCCCCGACGAAACCCAGTACGAGTGGCCGACGTGCGTGGCCGGACCCACCGAAGGCACCGGAAGCCACCGCCTCCGAGCCGAAGAACTCGACCGCTGGGCCTGCCGCCCCTGCGAAGAACGCACTCTCAAAAACTTGCGGGAACTCCCCGGCCTCTTCGCACAGGTCAACACCACCGCGGCCCTCATGCGAGGCGCCCGCCAGCAAGGCGCCGCCACATCCGGCAGCAAGCTCCCGCCGATCCCGCCCCGCCTCGAAGTCCTCTCCCTCGCCGCCACCGGTGGAGTCGCCACCCGCCTGCAGGCCATCGAGGACGCCTGGCGGCAAACTCTCGGCTGGACCGTCACCCCCTGGCGCGGCAACCCAGGCCAGTCGATGCCCCAGCAGATCGGCTTCCTCACCAACAACCTCGGCTGGGCCTGCGAACGCTACGAAGACGTCGGCCAGGACATCAAAGAAATCCGCCACCTCCACGCCGAATGCACCGGCGTCCTCTCACCAGACCCCCGACCCGGCCGCGTCAAAATCGGACTGTGCCCCGTCCAGTCCGACACCGGCCGATGCGGAGCCCAACTCACCGCGTCGACCGCCAGCCACCGCGTCCGCTGCCCCCAGTGCCGCACCGAATGGCCCGACCTCGCCAGCTGGCGAGACCTGCGACGGGCACAGGAAACGGTGGAGCAGGACGCGCGGGCGGGAGTCGCAGCGTGACCGAGCTGCCTCCAACGATCCGCATGGTCGGCGGCCGGCGGATGCAGTGCAAGGACATCCCCGACAACGCGTTCCTCGACGCAGTACGGCGCACCGGCGCCCCAGGGACATGGCGGATGCGATGGAACGTCCAAGACGAGCTGGAGAAGACGCTCGGACCCATCCCCGACAACCTATTCCTGGCCAAAGCCCGAAAACTCATGGCCGCAGGCAAGATGGGTGGCTGCCCATGCGGATGCCGAGGCGACTACCACCCGGCCGACGAATGCTCCTACCCCCAGCGCTGCTGCGGCAGCGACAGCACCCCGGAGATCTGACCCATGAACTACCGCCCGTACCCCACCACCGCCCGCGCCCTGCACCAGCTCGGCCGGCACGAACATCCAGCCGACGTGCCCGTGCTGACGATGTCCCCCGCCATGGCCCGGACGATGGGCAGCATGGCGGCGGCATTGCGGAATGTCCGCGTGCCGCCCGCGCAGACCATCGCCAGGGCGTTCCCCACATCGGCTGACGCAGGGGCACGGCTCGCGGCTGGACTGCGTGCCGCACTGCCATCCCTGGGAGCCGTCGCCGCGACTGGTGGCCAGCCCGGCCCGAGGACCACACCGTGAGCGCCTACACGACATCCGCGCACCTGACAGCCGACGAGATCCTGTTCGTCGCCGCAGGCTGCCGCACCGTCCGTCTGCCGAGCATCCACCTCATCGTCGTAACTGGAACGCACGCCCCGAACGACGACGAGCCGAGAGACTGGCCCTTCACCCCAGGCGAACTCCTCGTCGTCAACATCGGAGCCGACGGCGACTCGTTCCCCGAATTGCTCGGCGACCGCGACATCGGGCAGTGGGACACGCGGGCGGTCCGCTACTTCACGACCGACGTTCGACAGGCGACGGCGCTCGCCGAACTGGTTCGCGGCGGCGCCGAGCGCGGCATGTGGGAGTGGGACGGTAATCGCTGGTACCGGGCCAGCGACCAGACGGCATCCATTGACGCGCTCAACAGCGCGGGCAGCGACCCGGATGCGGCCTTCATCGGCGACACCGACGGCGACAACAGATGGGGCTTGGACATCCGCTATCCAGGCCAGTACCACTGGCCCACCAGAGGGAAAGAGGCGTGAGCGTGACCGACCTCGCCGACTTCCTCCGCGCACGGCTGCTGGAGCGACGGGCCATCGCCGAAGCCGCCAGCCCCGGACCGTGGAGCGTGAACGCTGAAAGCGACGAAGTGCTCGCGGCTGACGGCATCACCGTCGCGGACGGCTTCGCCCTCAGCGGTCGACAACTTCGCGCCACCACCGCCCACGTCGCCGCCAACGATCCGGCCTACGTCCTCGCCGACATCGACTCCAAACTCGCCCTGCTCGATGACCTGCTCGCCGAGCGCCACCACGTCAACGACGGAGACTGCTGGTACACCTGCCCAGCCGCCACCGACGAACGCGACGGCGGCGAGAACTGCGACGACAACCGTCACGGCGGCCCCTGCGACTGCGGAAGAGACGAACGGGTAGAGCGTCGCCTCCGCCTCCTCACCCAGCCCTTCGCCAGGCACCCCGAATACCAGGAAGGATGACGGCCATGGCCGAAGACCTGGTGGCGTTCCTGCGGGCACGCCTCGACGAGGATGAGCAGGCCGCGTGTGCTGCTGCGCTACAGGTGGCTGAGCGTGCCGTTGCTCCCGCTTACGCGGCCGAGCATGTCGAAAGTGGCGGGAAGTGGAGCGTTCATCCGTGGCTGTTCGGCGGTCGGGTGGAGGCCAGCGTTGGGCCGGGCGCCGCGCGCGTAGAGATCGCCACGCTGGCCAATGAGCACATCGCCCGTCACGATCCGGCGCGGGTCCTCACCGAGGTTGCAGCCAAGCGGGCGCTGGTGGACGACTACGCCGAGGTTGCCGAACTGGACACCGAGGACGCCGAGCCAGAGTTCGCGTATGGCCGCGCTGCTGGTCTCGGCATCGCCGTCCGACTCATCGCCGCCGCGTATGCCGACCGTCCCGGCTACAAGGCCGAGTGGGCAACGTGACCGCGCCACCGTGGGGCCACAAGCCGCCCTCAGTCGACGACCCCAAGGAGCGCGACGTGAGCGCAGCACCCGAGGACCCGCGTTGGGAATGGATCGAGACCAGCACCCTCGACCAGCCCGACCAGTGGACCCGGGGCCGCTGCAACCACCTCAACGCTGTCCCCGTCCAGCAAGACGCCGCGCTCGGCGGCGAGACCGTGGCGCACCTCTGCATCGACTGCGACACCCAACTCCCCGCCGACTGGCGGCAGCGACCAGCCCGCGGCGGGGTCTTCGCGCGGCCAGAGCCGGTCGTACTGCACGATGAATGGATCCTGCCAATCCGACGGAGCAACGTGTGACCCACGACCTGGTGACGTTCCTGATGGCACGCCTCGACGAAGACGAGCGCGACGCACGCGCGAACCGTGGCGTGTTCCCCAGCCCAGCAGTCGAGGACAACGGCGCAGTCTGGATGCACATCCGGCCCGGCGGGAACGCAGTCATCACCCGCTACCTGCACCCCACCGAGGGGTATGACGATATGGCCAAGCTCCGCAGCTGGGCCGACACCGAGACCGGCTGGACGCAGCGCCGCATCCTCGCCGAGATCGACGCCAAGCGGCAGATTGTGAAGCTACACGGACGGCTGGACGTGGCGTCGTTCTGCGTCACATGTGACGCCCCATCCGGCATCCCCGGTGAGCCCCACGGATGCCCGACCCTGCGCCTGCTCGCCCAGCCGTTCGCCGCCCACCCCGAATACCAGGAAGAATGGCGGCCATGAACGACGACCACGACGTGCCTGCAGAGAAACCCCTCCCCGCAGGACAGATCCGCTGCGTCTTTACCGGCGGCCCCCTCGACGGGAAAACAGTGGACGTTGACGCCTACCTGCCCTGGCAGACGCCACCAGAGTCGATCGCCGCATCTCACCCGCTGAAGTCGCCGGACGTCAGCCACGAGTACCGGAGAGACGGCGACGTGGAGGACCGGACCGGCATCGGCCGTCACCTGCTGATGCGGTACGACGGGCCCAAGCCGACGCCCCCGCCACCAAGGTCTTGACAACCGGCACAACAGCCACTTGACAACGCTGATCACCGAAGGCAATCTGTGCTTAGATCGCAGTTCGTACGCGCTAAGGCCGCCCCCACCGGGCGGCTTTTGTCGTTCCAGGAGGTGACCATGCCCTCCACCGCGCTCGCCACCGCCGCCGACGTCGCCTACTGGACCGGGCGCCCCGTCGGCACCATCTGGCGCTGGGCATCCGAAGGACGCATCACCGTCCACGGCCACGGCAAACAGGCCCGCTACAACGTCATGGAGATCGACCCCGCCGTCCGCGACGAAAACGGCAACGTCATCACCCCCACCCCAGCACCACCCATCATCGGCCGCGCCCGCACCGCCGCCGCCTAAAACTCCTCGCGGGCGGTTGAGCGCCAGGCGGATCGCTCCCGCCCGCGAGGAAACCCGTCCGCTGCCCAGGCTCCCCGAGGGCCCGGGCAGCGGGCCACCACACGACGGAGGCGACCATGGAAGCCGACGAACGGCAGACCTGCCCCCGCCGCATGAGCGAATACGGGCCGTGGCAGCGCGAAGAAGGCCAGGACACGTGGACCACAGGACACGGCGTGATCGGTCAAGACCGCGTCGGCCTGTCCTGCTCGTTCTGCGGAAGCCTGCACCCCGATCGATTCATGGAGCTGGTCCGAGAGGGCTGGACCGTCGGCCCGACCGACAAAAACTACAAGGCGTACCTCGGTCGCCCGCACACCGACGAAGAGAAGACCCAGCGCAAGGCCCAATGGCTGGCTGGATTCAACGGCTCGACCGAGGAAACCACCCAACTGGCCGGACTCTACGACCGGGAGCACGCCTTCCCGACGTGCAGCCAGGAAGCGAAGTTCTACTTCCAGCACCTGTCCGAGGACCAGTGCCGGGAGTTCATCGACCTGCACAACTCCCACCAGATGACGGTAGGCGCGCCGGGCCACTTCTACAGCCGCCCGTTCTTCTGCGGACCGCCGGCCTGATGCCCGAACCGGAGGTGCCCGTGGACGCCGCCGACGACACCCCCGCCACGCCGATGACTGTCCCGACGACCGCCCCGGCTGTCGCGCCCATCACCGTCGACAGCGCACTCGCCAACGCCGCCCGCCTCCTGCAAAACGCCGAGATGGACACCAACCTGCTGCTCATGGAGCGCCTCGAGCACCTCGCGGACTCGTGGATCGCCATCGCCCGCACCCTCACCGAACGGGACTAACGATGCTCACCCTCATCTGCTTCCTGCTCGCTGCCGTCTTCGCCGGCCTCGCGGCGATCGTCCCCAACTCGACCCCGGCACTCGACCGAACCAGGATGCTCGCCGCCGCCTTCACAGCGTTCGTCATCCCCCTCGTCGTCCACGCCGGACAGCACACGTGACCCCAGGAGACCCAGTGCGCCGACACGCCCTCACCGCCGCCACCGTGACCGTACTCGCCCTCGGTGGCCTCGCCGCCTGCGGTCACGACGCGAAGCCCACACCGACCAGCTCGCCGAGCGTCACCCCCACCCACAGCCCCAGCCCCACCCACAGCCCGACGCGCTCCCCGTCACCGTCGCCCAGCCCGTCGTCACCCGCGAGCGACAGCCCCACGACCAGCCCCAGCTCGGCGCCCGCGGCCAGCGACAGCCCCTCGGCCTGACCGCTCAGCCCAGCGACGACGCGAACCCGCCGGCCCTCGCCACCGCCGACGACACCGTGAGCCTGCCCCGGTGGCTGATCTCCACCTGGTAGAACTTCGCGCCGCCTGGCACACCGGTCACCGCGAAGTGGAAGACGCACGGAGCAGTCGAATCCGAGGTCGCGTACGTGCCCGCATCAAGCGCCCCCGTGCCGACCACCTTCCCGTCGCCGTCATACACCGTCACCGCGGCGCCCTCCACGATGTCGTCATAGCCGCCCGACCCCGAGCAGTTCGTGTAGTCCGAGTCCAGCGGCAGCGAGTCGGCCAACGTCATCGCACCGCGCAGCGTGAACGCCGCCGGAGCAGGCGGCGTACCGGCCCCGGACATTCCCCACACGGCGCCCACACCCCCAGCCCCGACCACCAGGCCGGCCACACCGGCAGCCAGCGGCAGCACCCACCGGCGCGACCGCCCCGCAGGCCCGTCCGCAGGCGGCGGCGAGGCAGGCACTGGGGAAGCAGGCGACGGGGCGGCAGCGTCCAGCAGCGGCGGACCCTCGGGCAACGGCGGAACAGCACGCATCTCGGTCACATCGTCAGACATGCGCCGAAGCATCCCAGCCCGCACACCGCACCATCACGCACGTGCCCCGATCGTGACCCACCACCGACGGAGGTGATCGGTCATGGCCAACTACAGCGGCCGAGTCGTCCATGCCACGCTCACCGCCAACACTGTCGACGTCATCACCCTCGACGGCGACTACGTGTCGGTCGAGATCACCAGCCGCGACGGCGCCGGCGAGATCTACGCCACCGTCGACACCACCGCAGCGCCCACCGTCGCCGGCGTCAACTGCGACGTGCTGCCCGCCGTCATCGGCGCCCTCACCCTCGACGCCTCCGGCTACGGCACCGCCACTGTCGTGCGGCTCATCAGCTCCAGTGCAGTCGCCTACAGCGTGAAGGGGCTCCCCCGATGACGTTCAAGCGCACGCTCCTGAGCGCCGTCCCGCAGCCCATGGTCACCGTCGACCAGCTCATCGCCAGCACCCCGTTCTACATCGCACACCGCGGGTCCGGCGGCGAGTACCCCGAGCACACCATGGAGTCCTACGCCTCCGCTGTCGCAGCAGGCGCCACCGCCATCGAAGTGTCCTGCCACGCGACCCCCGACAACGTGCTGTTCTGCTACCACGACACCACGCTCGACCGGATGACGAACTCGACGTTCACCGGCTCCAACGCGGTCTACCCGTGGGGCGTGATGAAGGAAAAGGTCAAGGTCGTCCCGACGCCGCTGCTCGGCCCCGGCTGGTCAAGCAAGGACATCCCCACCGTCCGCGAGGTCTTGGACAAGTTCCTCGGCAAGGTCGTCATTTTCATCGAGGCCAAGTCCAACGCCGCCGTGCCACTCCTGCAAAACCTGCTCCTGCAGTACCCGGGCGCCGGCAAGAGCGTGGTGTGGAAGAACTACTACACCGCCAACAGCTTCGCGTGGGCCAAGAGTCACGGCTTCCGCACCTGGGCCTATGTCGACGTCGGCACCTCAGCCGCGGCCATGGACGCCGTCGATGCGAACGTCGACTACTGGGGCGTCCCCGCCGAGGCCACCGACTCCCAGTTCACGACCGTCGTCGCCCGCGGCAAGAAGACCATCGTCTGGGAAGTCCACCGCCGCTCCGAGCGCGACCACCTCGTCTCCCTCGGCGTGCAGGGCATGATGTGCTCCCAGTACTCCTACGTCACCCACTCGGCCACCACGCCGATCCTCACCGACGCCCCCGTCTCCTGGCAGGTCAAGTCCCCAGGTGACATCGGTGCCGCCAAGGGTGATCCGCTCTTCGCCCTCAAGTGGGACACCGGCGCGGGTGGCGTGTACTGCCCCGCCACCTCAGGCAACGGCAACCTCATCGGCTCGCGCAGCTGCATGACCGACGGCGCCACCGGCTACAAGATCACATTCGACTGCATGTTCCCTGTCCTCCCCACCGGCACCCTCCACGCCGGCCTGTGGTTCGGCGCAGTCAACGACTCCAAACACCAATTCGGCGTAGCCAACGACGACGCCGCCTACCGCATGCTCATCCGCCCCGTCGCCGGAGACATGCAGCTCTACACCGTCGCCGCCGCAGCCACCTCCGGTGTGCAGATCAACACCACAACCACCGCCGCCATGACCGCCGGGGTGTGGGCATCATTCGAGATCGAAGTCAACGCGACCCAGGTCATCCTGCGCCGCACCGACGGAGCCGGCTGGACCGCCACCGCAGCCAACACCTTCATCCGCGGCCGCTACTTCGGCATCCACAACGGATCACTGACCGACGTCACCACGATCCCGCGGTTCCGGAACATCAAGACCGTCACCGTCTGACCACCAGGCCGGAGACGACACAGCCCATGAAGCGCTACTCCAAGCAGCTCATCAAAGACCTCACACACCTCGGCTTCGACCACGTGTGGACCAACAGCCAGGGCTACCCCTGCTACGCCCACCCAGACGACCCCGAGCAGCAGGAACTCTCCGTCAGCCCCTCGATCGCCAACGAACAGGCATTCAAGACGGTCCTCCGCCGCGCACAGAAGATCGCCGGAGCTGTACCCGTCGTCGAGAAGCGCAAGGGCAGCCAGATCAAAGAACGCGCAGAAGCCGACCGCGAACGCGCCCGCCAACGCCTCCAGTGGATCCAGCAGAAACAGCAGCGCCTCATCGACGGCAACGCCGACGCCGCAATGATCGCCAAGGCGCGCGAGCTCATCGACCTACGCGAGCGCGAACTCGCCGACCTCGAACGGCTCATGATGCAGCCAGCACAAGGCGGCAACATTCACCGCGGCACAGGCCAAGCCCGCCACACCGCCGGCAGCCACTGACCCCCGGCCCCGCCACCTGACCGGAGACACCATGCCCGCGCCCAGCATCGGCCGCATCGTCCACTACGTCTCCTTCGGCACACCCGGCGGCGAGTACACCAGCGAATGCCGAGCAGCCATCATCACCGAGCTGACCGGCGACCCCGACCACCCGGACCAGGTGGGCCTCGCCGTCCTCAACCCGACCGGGCAGTTCTTCAACCGCGCGGTGCAGTACCACGACGGAGCCGAAACGCCCGGCCAACCCAACTGCCCCGACCCAGAGACGCACGGCAATCCCTTCCGCTACCACACATGCGGATGGGCCGAAGCGTCACGTCTCGGCGGCACCTGGCACTGGCCCGAGCGCGTCGAGTAGACCGGAGACCGCCATGCCCCGACGTACAGGCTGGCGCGTGTGCAGCAAGCCAGGCTGCCCCGAGTACACGGACCAAGGCGGCCGCTGCCCAGGCTGCCGCAGCGAAGCCGAGCAGCGACGCGGCACAGCACGGCAACGCGGCTACGGCGGCCAGCACGAGACCCGCTTCCGGCCCGGCGTCCTCGCCAAGAACCCCACATGCGTCCTCTGCGGCACCGCCCCAAGTAAGCACGCCGACCACTGGCCCCTCAGCCGCCGCGACCTCGTAGCCCAAGGCCTCGACCCCAACGACCCCAAGCACGGACGCGGATTGTGCCAGCCCTGCCACGCTCGCTCCACCGCCGAGCACCAGCCCGGAGGATTCAACACGTGAGCACGCCCCGGCAGCCCGGCGTCGAGACCCCGCACCTACGCCCGCACTACCGGCCCCGCGCAGCGTGCCGATCAGCCCTGACGTGGGCCATCAGGTACGCAATCTCAGAGCCACGCGACGCCGCCTACTGCGCATTCGGTCGCCTTCGCTGTCGCCTCGGGCACCACAACACCACGTGCCGCGGCCGCACAGACCACCCACGCACGCAGCAGACCAGACGGGTGGGCTGATCACGTGACCGTACTCCGCCTCATTCGCAAGCCCGAGATAGAGCAGCACCGCGCAGCCCTCTGTCAGTGGCTCACCGACAACGGCATCGACCCCACCACCGTCGCCGATCGGTGGCTCAGCATCGAGCACGAAGCCGACGGACAGACCGTCATCCGCTACCCCGCCTACAAGCTCGACCCCAGCGGACGCCGCTCCATCGACCCCGACAACTGCAACCAGGCATGGACCGAGCAGCGCACCACACCCATGACAGTGGAGCTGCCCCCGTACCAGCAGCAGAGCGAGGCGCCGGCGGACGGCGACGCGAGCAGCGAGACGAGAGCCTGGCACAAGTGACCATCAACACCCGTACACAGCACCGCAATTCAGGTCCACATACGCACTGAACTGGGACAATGAAGGATAGACCCCGGCGACTGCGACAACAGTCCCGGGGCGTGGCCGATCCTGATGAGAGCAGGTCGACGTGGTCGAGCGTATCTGCACGCTGCCCCAATGCGGTAAGCCGCATCGTGCCAAGGGCTTGTGCTCTACCCATTACAACCAGGAGCACCAGCCCAACCGGCATGCCTCCACCCTGACCGCCTGCACCGTGTGCTCGGCTCCCGTGCTGCGGCCCTACGCGGCCAACCGCCGGCCGACGTGCTCCATACAGTGCCGCCGCCTCCTGCAGTTCGGCCCAGCCGCGCCACGCCTGGGTAGCTACGACTGGGCAACGGACGCCGTCCATCGAGCAGAGCAAGCAGGCGCGCTGATCGTTGACCGCTTCGACCGACTTCAGGTCTTCGAGCGTGACAACTGGATCTGCTACCGGTGCGAGCAGCCGACCGACCCTGACGCCTCACCCTTCGACACCATCAGCCCGACCGTCGACCACGTGGTGCCACTGTCCAAGGGTGGAGAGCACAGCCTGGCCAACGTGCGCACCGCCTGCCTGGGCTGCAACAGCTCCAAGCAGGACAAGGCGGCGTGACGCAGCGTGACAGGGGGCAGGGGAGGGGAGGTTCGATGATCATGGTCTCCGGACCTTCGGGGAGGGCCATCGCTGTGTGTACGGGTCTCGGGATTTGCCGGGGCCCCTTCGTGATCTTCATTTGTGACCCTGTGTAGTTACCGGCGCGCCGCAATGGCCGCCGATTTGATGCCGCAATGGCACGCACGACAGAGGTGATCTCCATGCCTGGAAACGGACCCCTGCCGAAGGATTCGTCTCAGCGGCGCCGGCGCAATGCCGACGCGGTAGTGACGACAGTTCTTCCGGCTGACGGCCCTGACGGACCCACGCCGGAACTGCCCGGCGGACACGACTACGACAGCCGCACGCTGGCCTGGTACGAAACATGGCGCAGCAGCCCGCAGGCGGCGACGTTCCTCATGACGGACTGGCAGCGGCTGCACATGCTGGCCGAGCTGGTCCAGCAGTACTGGGAGGAGCCCAGGAAGGATCTGCTGGCGGAGATCCGGCTGAACGAGGCGTCGCTGGGCGGCACGGCGGCAGACCGGGTCCGGCTGCGCTGGACAGTGGCCGAGCTGGAGAGTGAATCTCCGGGACGGCGGCCTACGAAGGCCCGCGGCGCGGCGTCACGGCGGGACCGCGTGCTGAAGGTCGTCGATGGCCAGGCGGATAGCTGACCCCGACCAATTCGTCTCCCTCGGCTTCGAGGCCATCGACTGGATGGAGCAGTACCTGTGCCACGGCCCAGGTGACGTCCAGGGCCAGGATCTGGTCATCGACGATGAGATGGCCGCGTTCATCGTCAAGGCGTACCGGCTCGACCCGGTGACGGGCCGCCGGAAGATCAACCGGGCGTTTCTGTCCCGTCCGAAGGGCCGGGCGAAGAGCGAGCTCGCGGGCGCGCTGGTGTGCTTCGAGGCCCTGGGCCCGTGTCGTTTCGATGGCTGGGATGCCGCCGGCGAACCGGTGGGACGCGAGCAGGTGTATCCGTTCATCCGCTGCCTGGCAACGGAGGAGAACCAGTCCGGGAACACCTACGACAACGTCACGGCGATGCTCGAGCACCTGGTCGAGCACTTCGGAGACGAGTTCCCCGGCATCGACCTGGGCCGCTCAGCGCAGACGTCGAGCCGGATTTTCCTCGAGGGCGGCGGCGAGATCGTCCCGTCGACGTCGTCCGGCGCCGCGAAGGACGGCGGCAAGGAGACGTTCAGCGTCTTCGACGAAACGCACCTCTACGTGCTGCCTGAACTGCGGGCGATGCACAAGACGGTCCGCCGCAACCTGGTGAAGCGCCGGAAGGCAGAGCCGTGGTCGCTGGAGACATCGACGATGTACGCGGTCGGCGAGAGCAGCGTGGCCGAGGCGACCCACGAGTACCACAAGGCGGTGGTCGCGGGCCGCGTGCGTGACGGTGGCCTGCTGTTCGACCACCGCGAGGCGCCGCACGTCGAGGATCTCCACGACGACGACCAGCTGCTGCCCGCCCTGGAGTACGTGTACGGCGGTGCTGCGGGGTGGATGGACCTCGAGCGCATCGCCAGCGACATGCGCGAGCCGGATACGGACCCGGCGGACGCCCGTCGGTACTTCCTGAACCAGCCGGGCACCGCGTCGGCGAAGGCCTTCGACAAGGCGCGCTGGCAGGAGCTGGCCGACTCGCGCTTCGTCGTCCCGGACAAGGAAGCCATCTCCATCGGCTTCGACGGGTCGAAGTGGAGTGACTCGACTGGCTTCATCGCTACCCACATCGAGACGGGCCACCAGTGGGTGCTCGGCGTGTGGGAGTCCCCGGCGAACAAGCAGGAGGCCGAGTCCTGGGAGGTTCCCGAAGCCGAGGTGCACGCCGTCCTGGACGACGCGATGCGGACCTGGCGCGTGATGCGGGTCTATGCGGACCCGGCGTACTACGAGGAGACCATCGCGGCTTGGGCTGGGAAGTACGGGCCGAAGGTCGTCGTCGAGTGGTGGACGCACCGGCGCCGCCAGATGGCATTCGCCCTGCGGGCCTACCAGACGGCGATGACAGGCGGCGAGTTGTCGCACGACGGCAGCGACGTCTTCGCCCGGCACATCGCGAACGCGGTGAAGCGCAACGCCGGGGTGAAGGACGACGAAGGAAAGCCGATGTGGACGATCCAGAAGGACCGCCACGACTCCCCGCGAAAGATCGACCTCGCTATGGCCGGCTGCCTGTCGTGGGAAGCCCGCCGGGACGCAATCAAGGCTGGCGGCAACGAGCCGCCTCCCTCCCGGAAGACAACTGTGGTGCGCTGATGACGATGGGGGTGTTTTTGTGGCCCTCGATCTCGATCCGGAGGCGTGGCTGAAGCGACTGATCGGCCTGCACGACAGGGAGCTCCCCGAGTTGCGGCTGATGGACTCCTACTACGAGGGGAGCCAGCCGCTCAGCTATCTGGCGCCGGAGATCCAGTCCGAGCTGAATGACCGGATGCGGCAGCTGATCATCAACTGGCCGCAGTTGGTCGTGGACGCTCTGGATGAGCGCCTGGACATCGAAGGGTTCCGGTACTCCGATTCCGAGACCACGGCCGATGACCTGTGGAGTGTGTGGCAGGCCAACGACCTGGATGAGGGGTCGCAGCAGGCGCACGTCGATGCGCTGGCGCTCCGACGCTCGTATGCGATCGTCGGCACGAACGAGGACGACGCTGACACGCCCATCGTGACGGCGGAGTCCGCGCTCGAGGTCTTCGCGGAGCGGGATCCTCGCACCCGGGAAGTCGCGGCGGCGGTGAAGCGCTGGGAGGAGCCCGGCGCGGCTGGGTCGCAGCCGACGAAGATGGCGCAGCTGTATCTGCCGTCGATGCGGTGCACGTTCGAGCAGGTGAAGGGCGCCTGGGCGGAGACCGACCGAGATGAGCACGACCTCGGCCAGGTGCTGGTGGTGCCGCTGGCGAACAAGCCGCGGCTGGGGCATCTGGAGGGCACGTCGGAGCTGCGTTCGGTGGTTCCGATCTCGGATGCCGCCTGCAAGATCGCCTCAGACATGATGGTGTCCGCGGAGTATCACGCGATGCCGCGCCGGTGGGCGACGGGCATGGCCCGGGACGACTTCGCGGACGAGAACGGGCAGCCGCTGGGTGCCATGTCGTCGCTGGCGGGCCGCCTGTGGGCGAACGAGTCCGACACGGTGAAGTTCGGCCAGTTCCCCGAGGCGCAGCTCAGCAACTTCCACGAGACGATCAATACGCTTGCCAGGTTGGTGTCGGCGCTGACGGGTCTGCCGCCCGCTTTCCTGGGTCTGGCAACAGCTCAGCCGCCGTCGGCCGATGCGATCCGCGCGTCGGAGTCCCGGCTGGTGAAGCGAGCCGAGCGGCGTCAGCGGGCGTTCGGCGAGGCGTGGGAGCGGATCATGCGTCTGGTCCTGCTGGTGCGGGACGGCGAACTTGACCCGCGTACGCGCAAGCTCGAGACCGTATGGCGGGACGCGGCGACACCGACGTACGCGCAGAAGGCCGACGCTGTGGTGAAGCTCCACGCATCGGGGCTTCTGCCGACGGAGCAGGCTTGGGAAGACCTCGGCTACTCGGTGGTGCAGCGCAACCGGATGCGGAACATGCAGGACGACGCGCTGACCCGCATGACCGCCATGGACCTGCACCAGGTGAGCACAGCACCGCAGGAAGCGCCCCCCGCAGCCCCTGAGCCGGCTGCTGCTGACGTTCCTGTCCTTGGCGGCTGACATGGCCGTCCAGACGCAGGACGCGATCGTGCTCGCCTACGGGAACGCGCAGCGCCGGGCCCAGTT